CATTTCTGCTCCTACCATTCTAAGGAATGAGGAGATTGTACGATTACCATATCTCTCAAATTCTTTCTCATAAGTATCAGGTAGATACTGATTCAAGAAATCAAAGTTGGTAATATAATTTGTTGCGGTTGGTATTTGCTGTGCACTTGGCTGCAAATCAAACCCCGGTGTTGTTTGAACACTTCCTGCCATAATTTTTCTTTTTTAATTTTTAAACTTATTTTTTACTTCTAATTTTTAAACCTCTACCCGAGTCGTTGCCGAGAGATTTAATTTGCATCCCGCCTTTAGAAGTTACTTCAGGTGTTTTACGTTCAGACATATTAATGTTTTTCGTCTTACGCATCACATCATCAGTAGCCTCTGCCTTGCCTTGCTCATAAAAGAACTTAGCAAACTTTTCAGGATTCATTGCAATAGACAAAGCCTTATGGTATCCTACTGCATCTTCGATAAGTCCATCTTCATTCAAAAACTTTCCTATAAAGTTATTTGGGTCAGATTGAGCTTTCTTTAGTTCAGTAGCGTCACCCGGAGAATAAGTTACCTTTTTATCGTCAAGCGTGAACTCAAAACCTTTGAACTCACTTCCGAATACGTTATCGGTTTTCTTATAAAACCAATCACGCCTTCTTTGTAACTCTTCTTCGTAAGTCTTTGATGACTCTATATATTGTTTATATGCCTCAAGGTCTTTCGCATCACTTTCAGAAATAGAACTCCGGCTTGACTCAAGGGGAACTCTGTACTTTTCCTTCTGCTCATTGAAATACTTTTTGGCTTTAGCAATAGTCTTTTTTCTTGCTATTTTGATTTTCTTAATGTCTGCCTCATCATCTAACTCCTCATCAAAGGTGTAATCATCCATCAACATATCGATGTCTTCAGAATCTAATCCTTCTTCAGTTACACTAAGATATTCTCGTAGCAATGCATCAGAGCTTAGCTCATCAAAATCTTTGTTTAACTTAACAAAGTCATCGATTCCTCGCCCTGTTTCTTTTTTGTACTTGTAATAAGCTGCAACATCTTCAGGCATCTCTTCAGATTCCTGAGCTGCTGTAAGCTCATCAAGAGAATTAATATCTCTTCCGTACTTATTCTTAATAAATGAAAGAACACTTTCCTCATTTAGCTCTGAGGGTTGAGCTGTATCTTCTTGTGTTTGGCTTTCCGACTGTACACTTTCTTGTTCCTGTGTGGGCTCTGTGGCTTCATTACTTTCTTCCACATCAGTTCCACTCTCTTCATTTAACTTTTCTTCGTGCTTTTCGAGTAACTCCTGTTCAACTTGTTGTACAGACTTTTCCTCAGTAACACCTACTTCTTTTACTTTAATTTCCATTTGATTTGATTTTATGCAAAATTAAACAAAAAATAATTATGTTTTTACCTAGGTTCAAATTCAGCTAGGTCAAACCCATCTAAACTATCCTCATTAGATTCAAAGTTCATAGGTGGTAAATTATTCTTTCTTTGATTTATTAGTTTTGATTGCTCAGAGTTTTGTTGGCTAATTCTATCAGACTTAGCTTTCTCTCTTTGGTCTTCTCTACTTTGTAACTGCTCTGCCTCCATACCTCTAAGCTGCATATTTAAACTAAACTCTTTATCCATTAACTGAGACTTGAGCATAGCTTCATTCTTCATTTTTTCTATTTCAAACGCTATTTCTGCTTGCTTCAACTGCATCTTAGATTGAGACTCAGCTTGCATTTTTTGCATAGCAGTTTGAGCAGCCATTTGCTGAGACTGCAACTGTTGCTGTGCTTGCATAGCTTGTTGTTGCATTGCCATCTTTTCTTCTCTCTCTTGCTTAGCTTTACGTTTTACTTTCAATAACTGATTAGCTAACTTGATATTTTTTATCTCACGAATATCAATAGCATCTTCAAGGTTAATGTCTCCTTTAGATAATGCCATTTGAATATTCTGCTCAAGCTGAGACTTTTGCTCTTCATCAGGCGATACCTCAATGAATATTCCAAAGTCATATAGATATAAGTCATTTATATCATCTAAAATAGATACATTGTACTTACCTATCTTATTGATAAACTCATCTTTGAAATCTGCATACTCTAATATATCACTTACTCTATAAGATAAACTTTCAGCTAATGTTCTATACATATAAAGACTTCCATCTAGTATATGTCTAGTTGCAGTATTTGAATTTGCTGCTGCTAGTTTCTGTAAACCAACCAAAGCATTCGGGTCAGGTGTACTTCCATCTCTAGCTTCGTTTAGTCCCGTTACATTTCTGATTTGGTTTAGATAATGATTATAATTACCAATAAGCATCTGTGCTTTTGATGCACCTGAGTTAGATGTTAATTGCTGTATTGGAACTCGTGCATTATTGAACTCACCATCTCCTGTATAACTTCTACCAATTACACTACCTGTTTGGAAGTATAGTCTCAATGCATCTTCAGGATTGTATGCTGCACCTGTACCCAAGTCAACTTCATTCAAACCATCAGCATCGATAAACACACCATCAGGTACAACCTTAGCAATAACCTGCTGTAGTTTTAAGTGAGTAATCTGAATCAAATCTGCAAATGGTATCATACGTCTTACTAAAGACTCTATAACACCTTTGTACATTCTTGGAGCAACAGCAACATAATTAGGAAGTGCGTGCTGTGTAGCAGACTTTGGTCTAACCATATTCTCAGCCATCTCCCATTTTAGAATTATGTTTGTTCCCATAACCATAACTCCACTATACCATACATCAATGGTCTTTTCTACTTTTTCAAATGACCCTTCCTCCATCATTTCTTCAGGTGGATTAAATTGGTCATCTTTTTCTACCATTGATATAGCCCCACTATCTTTAATCTTTTTCTTATATACAACTTTTTTAGTTGTCTTATAATTAAAATACATTAAAGTGGTAGTATCTCTATAGAATATATCGTTGTCGTAATACTGAGCTACATTATAGTAATCATACCAAGATTGACCGTATTTAGATATTTCTTCTAAATCAGCATTAGTTAATGTTGGGTCTATCTTCTTGAGCTCAACAATTGGAACAGTTTTTATCTCACCCCAATAGAAACAATCTTTAAAGTTAGGGTCTTCGGTATAGCTATATACTAAATTTGCAGGGTCAACATATTCAACCTTTACGCCTGCACCCGGCAAAAATTCAGTCTTAGCTACACCGATTCCTAATACAGTAAGGTCATAATCAATTCTTCTACGAGTATCTTCGTAGTGATTCTCGTCAAACATTGTATCAATAGCAGTCTCTTCTGCTATCTCTATTGCAGGCTTATAATTAAGCTGCATATATAATGCTAGCTCTTCATCTGTTTCAGGTAAGTCTTCAGGATTTACAGTAAAAGGATTGACGTTTGTATTCTCCTGTATTTTTTCTAAAAATGGTTTAGCTACCATTTGTCCCTCAACCATCTGTTGGAATTTACTTCTCTTTGATTGAGATAAAGCATCTTGAGAATATGCCTTTACTTTGAACAATCTGTCAGACATACCGTTTACAACGATGTCTACAAATTTTGGTAGTATTGGTACAGGAGTCCAATCTAAATTTAGATAAGATAAATCTCCATCAACCGCTAATTCATTTTTATATTTACCCACAGACTGCTCTCCTCGAGCATATAATCTTAATCTGTGAAAGCCTTGCCATTGGCTATAAAACCTACATTGCCTTCCATCCTTTTTGAACCACTCGTATTGAATAGCTTGACCAATTTGTAATCCAAATTCATCAGTTGCTTTTTCAGCATCTGAAACAAATTGACTAGGAAAGCCTGTAGATGATATGTTTACTTTAACATCGTTCATCTAATAATTTCGCTAATATTTCCCTTGTTACTGTATTTTGCAAAGTTAATCTTTATTTTTGATTGCTTTTTCTCTTGTACATATAAGTGCTTTTGTGTAGCCATTATAGCTAGTCCTGAACTTATTGAAGCATCAAACTTTGTTCTGTTTGTTATATCAAACTTAGCCCAATCTTCAAGCGTCCTGTTAAATGGCATAGAGCCTACGTCATCAGGCTCTCTATATGTCCCATCTATATCAAAGCCAACATACTTCTCTATGTATGACTCAATTGCTGCTGCGTGTGCTTGCTTAACATCCTCACTACTATTGGGTATACCTCCAAGCTCACGTTCAGTTTTTGATAATTTATTATATGTTTTATCAGGTCTATTCATACAAAACCCTCTATATCCCCTATTTTTAAAATGATACAATAAACGTGGTTTGTTATTCTCTATAAGTATTGGCATTCCATAAAATACGCAAGCCATCAACACCTCTTCAAAGAATATCTCTGCCGTTTGTGGTCTAGCTACATATTCCAAAAAAAACTCATTACTTGGAGCTTCATCCATATTAAACATAGTTACTCCGTGCAATGCACCATTAGAGCCACCACCACCTACTGTTCCTGATATATCATATGAGTCACAACCAAATGCACCTATGTGGTCATTCCCGGGATACCTAATCCCGTTCCTATCAACTACCCTGTTTTGCAAGTTCTTGTTGGGTGTCCAACTTACATTGAACCTACCACGCTTATCAGGACTAAAAACAACCTCGCTATCCTTAACACCATTCTTCCAATGAAAACTACCTCGTGTTATATGATGCTCTTTTATCAATGCATCGTTATAATCTATCTGCTGATATATCTTAGTTAGATTGAATATAGACTGCTTACTCTCGTCCCTAAATGCGTGTGATTCTGTTCGTGGGAACTGACGATAAAATTCATTTAATGCGTCTGCATCATTCTTAAGTGATGTCACCTCGTTTTCCCAATAGTTCACAGCACCTTGAGATATCATTTCGTCATCTACACCTCTAATAGGTTTTAATGGATTCTGAAATACAGGCATTCCAAACCTATCTATGAACCCTTCCATATTCCACTCCATTGGAATAAACAAAGAATACATACCACTTTTAGTTTGACCATTTGAATTACGGTTTAAAACATTAGAGTCGTTGTATAGCTTTTTAAAATTATCGCCACCTTTGTTAAGTGCATTAGACGTAGAACCCATCATACACTTACCTATAATTTTGCTACCTAATCGTAAACAGGTTTTAGTTACTCGCCAATTATTTAGAATATTATTTGGCTTAATCCACTTACCACTTTCATCGTGTACTAGTAATAATAACTTCTCACCATCATAGCTGTTATCATCTGTATTCTTCCAATCTATTGTGGTGTCCAACCCAAACAACTCATCGTCATTTGTGTCGTACATATTCTTTTTGGTAATCTTAGCTGCCGGTATACGGAATGCAAGCTCTGTCTTCGGCTTGTCCATACCATCCATAATCGGTTTGAAAAAGAAAGGTAACCTACTGTTTATAGGTACAACCTTATCAGTAAACATCTTCTTAGCATCTGAACCTGTCTTTGATAATATACCGACCCTTGAATCTTTTGCAAGTGTTCCTGTATTTACGCACTCAGAAGAACTCATAAATGAAAACCCTGAACGTCTTATTTTCAAGTACACCATACCGAAACTTCTTTTATCAGACTTACAAGCCTCCCAAAATATATACAGTATACGGTTCGCTTCACGATAGTCCGGATACCCAACATCAATAGATGTCCATTGCAGATACATATAGTGTGCTCCTGTTATATAAGTAGGTACGCCATTGTTCATAAACCAATGCCCATACTCTCGTGAATCAAATTCAGATTCAATATAATCAACCCACCTATCTTTAAACTCAGATGGTTTTTCGTTCCATTGGAATATAGATTGAATCTTCTGTAAGTCTTTTGGTATCTCTTCTCTCTCCCAATACTGCTCCTCTTTCTTGCCACTTCTTTTGTACACTTTATTAGGTACTAATGGTAATGCTATAGGCAATCCCTGTATAGAAACTATCTCACCTATCTGCCCGGTCTTTGATATGATTACCATATCATACTTTTCATCATACCCATACTTCCACGTCTTTGCCTTGTTTTTATTTTTCAAGACACTCTTTGGGACGTAATCTTCTAGCGTGACGTATAAGTTATTTTGACCTTCGTTCTGCAAATCCTTGTTTTGTGTCTACTTTACTCTTACCTTTTTCGGCAGACTCTAATGCCTCCCTTTCAAGTTCTATTCTATTTAATATTTCAAACGCATCAAATATTGCTAGCTTTTTTGTAGCAGCAGCATTTTTTAGTTTGTCAGCAGCCAAGTCATCCATTGGGTCTGCTTTTATTATATCTTCTTTAGCAACCTTTATAAGTTGCTCAACAGCCCTATGACCTGCTTCTATAATTTTTTTCTTTGTCTCCTTTACGTTCATAAGCTCATTGTTATTTGATGGTCATACACTCTGTAAAGTTTTTCATCATCAACCGTAAACTCATACTCACTCTCAGGAGTAAAGCTAACTCTATCACCGGGATTTATGCCCATAGATGTAAGATACTCATTTGGGTACTTCATTATACCTACCAATGGCTCTTCTACTGAGTTCTTAAATATAACTGAATCTTCTCTTTTGATTGGCTCTACAAAACAATATCTATCGTAAGCATTCCATCCACTCTCATTCTTATACATAAAGAACTGCTCGCTGTCTATAAAAAATAGGTCATCTTTAAAAAAGCTCCTTCCGCTTCTTTGCCTACCCTTCATATCATTATAAAACTTAAATACATTGTGATGTACGAGTAAGGTGTCTCCTACCTTGACTTCTCCTGTGTAGCCGATTGGAAGTTCGACAACTTCAGCATATCTGTTTGAAAACTTATGGTCCTCTTCAGATGTGCTAACAACAAACTCTATTCCTCCTATCTCTCTTGTGTTGTCGTATCGTCTTCCTTTTAATGGCTTTACTATAAAGTAAAACGGTGATTTCATTAAAAGTTTATGTTGTATTCAATAGATATTGGCACAGTTTCGTTAAACTCTTTCCAAACAAATATCTCTTGCCCGGACTGTATCCATATCTCTATTGATTTTTTTTCTTTATTTAATTTAATTAAATGTATAGTGTGTGTATTATTCAGAACAGATTGACCTGTTATGTAATGCATAGCACCTGATTTATAATCAGGTCCAATAGATATTTTCCTAATTATACCCACTATGTTAACTGTTGTCTGTATACCTCAACAAAGGCAGAAGGTACATCATCCCAACTTGAACTTGTTGCTTGCGTATATAGCCCACCTTCATTTACTCCCGAACTATCTCTTAATATTTGAAATTTAACTGTACTTCCTATAGGATAAGTACCTCCTGTTGTTATTGGAACTAAAGTTTCAAAAGGGACACTTATCCCCGTATTTGATAAATCAACTGATTTTATAGGACCTGCCTGAACATCGTTAATTAGCTCTCTAAATAATGTAATAGATGTACCTCCTGAAGAACCTTGCCTTTCAAAATTAAGATATACGTCTACAAAGTATAACCCATTTTGATTAAAAGTAATTGTTCCATTAGCAGCTAATTGAACTACACTATTAGAATCTCCTTGAGCAGCCCCAAACTTAACCTGCAAAGGAGTGTTTAATCCTGAAGGTAATTGATTGGTGAGTTCACTACCTGAAAATAATGAAGTTAAACTAAGACTTTGTAATGCTAATATACTTGATATAGTATAGTTCTTAGTTGCATTTGAATCTTCTACGTCAGTTCCTATAAGTTTGTCTGTTAAACTTACCGAACCATCTATGGGGTATGAACTTATTATTGCCATTATTTTTTATTTTTTGATACTTCTCCTGTTTGTAAGTTTATAACAGAATCTTCTCCGTATTTTTTAATTAACTTTTGTTCTTCTTGTGCAAACTTTCCTCGAAGCACATTAACACTTTGTATCATGTTAGCTTTTTGAATTTCAATTTCCCCAAGCTGCACTTTCATTTGGGTAAACTCTTTGTTTAAGTCGTTTATAGACTGTAACTCTTCTTTGGTTAATTTCATTGTAATTAAATTTAATTTTCTACAAAGTTACGAATTTTTATTTTTAACTTTTTCAAAAGACCTTCCACCAAAATATGCAGAGATTACTGTTATTAAAACTATCTGAAGCAAATCAACCCAATTTTCTTTTACATTAAATGCAATAAAACCCGCATCAACAAAAACCATTAGTATAGTAGACACGACTAAAAACAATAAAACTAGTGGTCTAACATTTTTGGAAAGCCAAGACCCTTGAGATACCATATCTGCTTTCCAACGTTCTGTTACGTTTTCTTGCATTGTTTTTTCAGCATCAATAAATATCTGTGTAAGCTCTTTTTCAAACTGAGCCTTTTCGTCTTTAGTTCTAACAAATCTATCTACAAGTCCTCCTACTTGTTCGGCTACATTGTCTGCTCCAAATATTTTTTTTAATACTTCTTTCATATTTTAATATCCTTCCTTAGACACATCAAAACTTGGGCAAGCCTTGTAAGTCGTAAATTCATTGTGACCGTGAACGGTGCTGCCCGGATATCTTTTCTTTAATTCATCTACAAGCCATATGAGGGCTTCTTTCTGTTCGTGTGTTCTTGTGTCTTTTGGATTCTTAAATGATTTATCCATTCCTCCTGCGTATGCAATTCCAATGCTGTGTTTATTCTCTCCTTTAACGTGAGCACCTACTTTAGATTCAGGTCTACCTACCTCAACCGTACCATTCAATGTTATGAGATAATGGTATCCGACATCCGACCAACCTTGAGCTAAGTGCCATTGTCTTACTTCTCCTACGCTTACATCTCTACCTTCAGGTGTGGCTGTGCAATGAATAATTATTTTATCTATTTTTCTCATTTGTTTTTAAGCCTATCATTCTCTCTTTCTAAGAACTCAACCTTAATTCTAAGTGCAGATACTTCTTCTGTTAACTTTAACACCTGCTCTCTAAGCTCATCTTTCTCCTGACTTGATGTGGCAAGCAATGCCTCTAAGTTTCTTACCCTGTTTTTTAAATCATCTCTATATTGCACGCCATCATTATTTTGGTAGTTTATTTTTCTATTATCTGCTTTTGCTTTTAACCTAGCTTCTAAAAACTTCCATATTCCGGCAGAACCTGCTGCAGTTACAACGGTTATAATTATCTGCGTAATATTATCCATTTTTATTTAATCTATGTATCTTCTCCGTTATTAATCTTCTCATACTTCCAAATGAAGCAAAAGTTAAAACAAACCAACCGTAGTGAGTTGGGGTAGGGAATCCAATATGAATCATATACATAATGGTTATAATTGCAAAAACGCTAAAGGTTATAACTGATGATTTTACTCTACAGTTTAAGTCTTCTTTAGACACGCAATACAATTGGTATAGCCCTGCTACAAAGATAACAATTCTAAAAATATGTAATCCTCCTAATTCAAGTCCAACACAAACATGAGTCATAGTTAAATTTGCCAATGCTAATGTAATCTCAGTTGGCTGACTATCACTCCTTAACCATATATTTCTTAATTTTTTAATTAGCTTTTCCATACTCTTCTCTTGTTACTCGTATTAAATTCCAAACAGCAAACACCAATTAAAACTTCATTTGGTTCTGAATCAGAATATAAAAATATTTCTTGAAATCTTTTTAATCCTGATTTCATTCTTCTTCAGGTGTTTCACAATACTCAGGATACTGAGTACAGTATGTTTCAACCCATAAATTATTGTCTCCTGCGAATGTATGTACAACATCATCAGGGTTAGGATACACAGCTTCACTTGAAAACTTATCAGAGTCTGTGTTCCATAGTATATCTACACTCCATAGCGTACTTAAGTTCTCGCAGTTTCCTTCGTCATCATATGCATAACATATGTGCCCTATCTCTGCTACAGCATTTACATCAGACATATACGAAACATTACCTTCTGAATCAGTAGTTGTAATACTAGCTTTAGCTGTCTGCCAAGCTGCTTCATCTGTAAATTCGTATTTCTTAAAAATCATATCGTTGTTAATGTTTCAAGTTCATCATTGGTCAATATCTGTTTAAATAAAATTAATGATTTTACGCCTTGTTTTCTGCCTTGTAAATTATTATCTTGTAGGTCGATAGTATCAAAACCACTTGGAATATTTCCACTTGTGTAGGTTTTTACCAAAGACCCATTTAAGTATATTTTAAAGTCATCAGTTTGGTAAGTAATTGCAATTTTATTTGTGTCTAAAAATGTGACTGATGTTGGATTATTAATCTCTATTGCACCACCCACTTGGACAATAAATTGAATGTTAGATGAATTTCTGTATGCGAGTATTCTGTTGCTTGTTGAGTTACCTAAATTTATTTCAAGAATTGTAAAAGCACTATCCTCTGTCAAATCAAATTCAGAGTATAATGTTCCTTGTGTTTGCCCTATTAAGTCAGTAGCCGAAGTCCCCGCATTGTTGCAGACATCTGCCGTACGAGTTACGGTGCTTGACGTAGTGGGTATATAGCTTGTTTGAAATGTTCCGACCTCTTGCTGACCTCCCCACATATAATATGAGCCGGCATCTC